TAGGAGTAGGCTTATTAATCTTTCCTTTCATTCTAACTTCAAGCAGCCAGCTTTCAAAAGACTGTGCTGCCATATCTTCTATATGAGCTTGCGATATCGTTGAGTCAGCAGGAATCTTTACAACAGAACGTCTTCCAGTTTCCTTATCGTGGAAGTGAAAGGTATGAATAATAATGGACTCCCCCGTTTCAGCATTGTCGCCACCCGCATAAGACGAGACAAGAGCCGATCCGTGAGGAGTCCAGAGTTCAGGCATTAATACCTAATGTTCAGCATCGCCCACTGGTAGTCAGTAGCTACGGCTGGTATACCCATAGCAGTACCGATGTTAATGATATCTGCTTCATCTGAGTAATCAGTCCTTTCAGCAGTACCAGACTCACCTGATGCCTGAGATACTGCTATTGCATCTCCAACTACACCTACCTGTGCTCCTATTAGTATTGATGCTGGCCCAGATGTCTGAACCCACCCAAAGTAGTCTGCTGTAAGAGGTGCAGCAGTTACCCCGATAGGGCCAGTAGTCATAGTGCCATCCCCATCAAGAATCTTTACATCTTTATAAGGACTATACATAAGACCAAAGAGAGAGGATGTGGTTAAAGCAGTTGCTAATCCATCTTCTTCATCAATGGTAATTGAGAGTCCAGTAGCACTAGATACTGCCGTATTAGACTTAACTCTATATATTTCGCCTTGTCCCGGCCCATCATTAAAATAGACGTATCCATCTTTATACTGGTTTTTTGTAACAGTAAGAGATGTACCACTCGTAAAAGATGTGGCTCCAGCAGATGTAGCGGTAGCTGCCAAGTCCATGTCATGTGCTGCTACAGCAGCAATGCCATCTACTATTTGTCCACCAGTACCAATAGCTGTTCCGCTATTCTCAACATAGTAGAATACTCTACCATCTGGGGTGGTTGCCCTTGTACCTAGTTTATGTCTCTGGTCAGAAGTTTCTTGTTTCTCCATTCCATACGACAAGTTCACCGATAATGGGAATGCCATAACATACCTCCTTCAAGGTAATTTTTTTGAGCAGGTTCTAAGCCCTGCGATCAACCGTTATAAATTTTCTGAATAGCCACGGTCAATCGTTACAACTATTCAGTTCCCTGATGAGACTTCGTATGAACTCTCAATCTTGATAATGCTCCAGCCTTAGTGACTGCTGATACCTCTTCACCGCATTCTTGGCACATCACAGTTTCCTGTGGTTCTACCTTCTTTGGCTCTGTAGGTATTTCAACATTAACACTTCTAGCCTTACACCACCTGCATTCGCAAGTATCACCCGGTAGGAATGGGAACATCCCTATCCTAGATTTCTTTAATACATAATCGGGACTTCCCGGTACGCCCTTTATAGAAGAGCCAACCGGGAAGACCTCGTTCCCATTGATATCCAGACCCGGAGCATGGCGATAGAGAGTCGTCTTGGGTTGCCACTCATCAATGTATTCCCAAGAATACCCAACTGCCACCAACTCCTGCCTCATCCTCTGTCTATCACTCAAATTAACCATCTAGTCCTCCATAGGTTTCCCTATCTAGATTACGCACTAGTTGATGGAGCAGACGCATCAAATGTCAGCGGTGCTCCTCTACTATCATCAAGTTCAAACACACCATAGTCAGCAGTCATAACTAGTTCTGTAGCCCTGAGAGAAGCATCTCTCTGTCGCTCAGTTCTAGTATCTACAGACTTCAGCACAGCAAGTGCAGACTTGTCAGCTATAACACCAACAGCATCATCACTGCTATCTACTGAAAGGTTTCCATCTTCAAAGATTGGAACTCCATTTAGTGGTCGCAGTCCACTCCAGAAATTACCAAGCAAATCTTCAGACCACCCAGCAGGTACTGGATATGTGCTAGATGCTGTAACAGCAGTATTAGCTATATCGAATACAGCGTTAGGGTGCTGAAGTATATATACCTGTGAACCAAACTTGTTAGCTTTAGTGTAAGCAATAGCACCTGCTACGTTAGCAAGACTCATTGTTGCAGCAGCAGCTCCAAGTGTTGTTCCACCATTCAGTCCAGAGTACAGAGCATGTACATCTGTATCTTTCTTTCGTGCCATACCATCACCAAGCTGACGACCAACAATGCTCATAACATTGTCAGCAGCTTGCCTGACCAGTTTGTCGGTAAGGATAACCTTGGCTCCAACCTCAGATGCCGTAAGGTCAACTGTGGTCATACCAATCTCTTCCTCGTCAATTATGTCTTGACCATCAGTCAAGTCACTCATTGACATCTGACCTACCTTTGGTACGGTTACTTGCTTTGCCCCTTTGGGCAAATCAAATGACTCTATAAGAGCCATAGCTGGAGCATTGTGCTCCTCTGTGTACCTCGCTGCTGCGAGGATAATCCGCTGGGCATTTTCTAGATTCCCAGTCGTGGCTGTCTGTGCCATAGGTTACCTCCCTTGTGGCTTACTGTTGACCGAAGCTCGCCCTTCTTGCAGCAGCTACCGCATTTGGCGATCTATCACCATTATATATGTACCTATCTAACCACGCATTATCATTAGATGCAACTTCTGGAGCACCTTGAGAATTATCAAACTGCTGTGGTGGTACTTGTTGTTGCTTTAACCTTGCTAATTCTGCATCTCTTTGTCTATCCGCAGATATCTTTTTTGCAACCTGTTCCATTTGCTCTGGACTATTAGACATTCTAAGAGTAGCCATGTCTTCAAATGTAAGATTATATTGTTTGGCAAAATGTTCTGATGCTGCTTGTTTACCAAGTAATACCTGTTGATTAAATTCATTTTGTCTGGCTTGATCCATTTGTGCAGCACGACTTTGCATATGCTGTCTAGCTATAGATTGTGCCTGATCAGGAAGATATCCCTGCTGTTCTAACTGTTGCTGATATCTCTGTGCCTCATTCTGTATCTGTGCCTGTAGTTGTACCTGCTGATACTGCTGTTGATCTATTTGCATTTGTCGTATCTGTTCAGGAGACATCTGCTGCTGTGGAACTGTAGGTTCCGCAGGTGGTTCTGGTGCAGAAAGTACCTGTTCCGCAGGGGTCTGTGCTTGCGGAGGTGTTTCTGTTACTGGTGTTTCTGTTACTGGTTCTGGTACAGGTGTTTCCTCTACCTCATCAGTAACATTATTTAACCGATCTACTTCAGCAATAAGCGGATTGGTTTCAATCTCTGCCTCTGGTACTGGTGCTGGTTCCTCTGGTAACGGTGCTTGTACTGGCTCTGTATTTTCACTAACCATCCTTGTTCCTCCTATCGAACTAGTTGCATTTTTCTTGGCATAACTTCATACAAATCATAATATAACTGGAGATTTTCCTGATGTGATGGAACTCTACCAAACCATTCTATGACTGCTTTATCAACCTGTTTGCCATATTCAGGACTCATCAGTATTGCTTGTCTTGCCCTGTCTCTTTCTTGTTTTAGTAATTTAATAGTTACATTATAGTAACTATTCCTTTCTATCCTAGTTCTTTCTTGGGTTCCACCTTTAAGCCACTTGTCCCATTCTTCCATTAACCCAGAGCCGTCTTTTCTTTTAGGCATACGATCATGATACTGTGAAATCATTTCGGTTAATCTAGGATTATCAAACCATCCAACTTGTTCCAGTAAATCCATAGCATCATAGTACTGTTGTACTCTTGGGTTATGCTTCTCAGCAGACTTCTGTCTTTGCACAGCATCAAACCTTTCGGTTAGTTCTGTACCCCATAAGGCTCTTTCTGCTGCGAAGTCTGATTCAAAAGCATCCCAATCCATTTGCTCAAAATCTTTACCATGCTTTTTAAATAGGTTGTAGTACCTGTATTCAGCCCATGCTATAGGTGTCTTAGCTTTTTTCTCTGCTTCTTCTTCTCGACTTAAAGGTTGGTTTCTAATCTTGTGTTGTAGATTGTCTGCATATTTGTCAGAAACCATATCTGACCTAACACGACTTTCCAGTGATATCTTACTTACTTCTTCTCTAAATCCTTTTGGATCCCAAGCTATATTGTTGTTTGCCTCTGTGTCATACCTGTTAACTAAATTATCTTCTGCTAACATCCTTCCTGATTTAATCTCATCTCTATCCTGCTTTTCTTCATGCCATATGTTATCCATATCAGCTTTTTCTTTAGACTGTCTATTTAATTCTTCTATAAAGTGTTGGTTAGCAGGGTCATTTAAAACCTTTAACTTCTCATCAGAATCTAAATCTTTCATTCTTATTTGTGACCAAGGTTTTATTTCCTTATCAGGGAAAGTATTCTTTATCATTCTTGTTTCCATATCTACTACTGATTGGGCTTTAATGTTTTCTCCTGTTGCCTCTGCAATCATTCCACCCAAACCAAGAGATTGTTCTGATACAGGTAATATATCTCCTAGGGTTGTATCAGGCCCAATAAATGTACCCATAGAAGGAAGTGGTACATCTCCTGCAAATTTACTTGTTGCTCCCATAACAGCTTCACCCATACCTATAGGTACACCTACGTCATAAGCAAACTGCAACGCTGTCCCTGCCCACCCAAACTGATCTGTATCTCTTCCATAGAAATCAGTCTTTGAATACAGGTGACGAAGTGCTCCTACTGGTGCACTTTGTCTTTGGCTAATGAATTCAAAACCGCCTAGCATTCTACCGAAAGTATCTAACTGACCTAACATATCCATCATTGCTCTTTCACCAGATCGTGTTCTCAATGGGATATCAGGATTTAAAAACCTAGATTTAAATCCTATAGGCATTAATCCTTCTTTCCGATAAAAAGGAACATATCTATCTACAGGTAATGGCTTTGGTTTTCCCTCTGTAACTAGCCCGGTAGCCATATGAATTGCATTACCTGCAAGCATAAAGAATGCACCTGCACTAACCCAGTATGTTCTCCAGAATCTAGTATCGCTACCTGCAAAAGCTCCAGTCATCTGTCTAATCAATGATTCGTTTTCATTGATTGAGAATGCCAGCCTTGAAAGGATTTCTCTTGCAGTCTGATTAAGTGCACTTTGAGATCGAAGTAATGTTGAGTACTTCATGTTTGCCTGTTTAGCAACGAGGGCCATGATCTGATCATCAGTAGCATTTGGGTATGCTTTCATAGCCATAGGAATTAAGTTGTACTTAACATCAGTCATGATAGCTGCTGGATAAACCCTATCAAACAAACCTCTTCTTGATGAGTACTCTAATTCTTTTATGTATCTTCCCACCTTGAGTGGGAAGTTAGTATTTTGAGAAATACCATCAACTATTCTTAGCATGTCTTCTCTGGGCAATATAGTTAAGTCCCTGACATTAAGACCATTTCTTACTAGATTGTTCCAGCTAATTTGTCCCTGTCTTCCACCACCTTCTAATACAGCTTCGATCCCTGTAATCTCCCTGCTACTTAATAGATTTCTGTAATGAGCTGATTTACCTCCTTGAAAATAATCTCCCCACATATTCCACCAACCCTTCCCGGCAGCACCTGCATGTTGCTTGAATCCACTAGCTACTTCAACTCCAGATTCAAATGATTCTTTAGGAGACATACCAAGATTCATATTTCTAAATACATCGTCAACTATTGCATGAGTACTTCCTATACCAAGTCTTCGTGAAAAGTCTGTGATCTGGAAAAGAGAAGCAAACAGCTTAATTCTTTTAGGTATGAATACCATTGCATCAATTAACTTACCAAGATTAACCGGGTAAGTTTTATCTGTCTTAGGTATTGATATATTTAAAACCTTATTGAAATTTGTAGTTCCTCCTCTCCATATCTGCTCAAGAGTATCAGCTACTCCTGTTGGAACTGCATACATACCTTCTCTAAAAACATCTTGAGTTACAGATTGACCAACACCTTCTATTGCTGGCATCTCTTCAGTTACTTTAAATCCCTTACCCTCAAATGCTGGGCCTACTTTAGGAACCCTAAACTCCATACCATATAAGGATTTTAATCTTTGAAGAGCTTCATCTTGATCACCTACTGCGTGTGCTACATTAACTAAAGGGTTTTGCATATACTCAACAAGTTCTTTTTGTAGCCTATCTTTAATTCCCATCTGTGAGGAGTTAATAGCTTGATGTACAGGATTCCAGAACAGTGGCTCAAATCCTGCTTCTTCTAATTGCCAGAACCGTAGAGTAGTACGAGCTTTTGCAAATGAAGGTGTTTCGGCTAACCTCTGTGTGTTACCTCTAATAACATCGTCCCCTAACTTTTCTACAGGTTTCCATCCACGATGAAAATAATCTTCCCTAATGAATCCCATCTTTGGATCGAAGTCTATTCTCATGGCTGACTCCATGTCAGTCATCTCTCTCAGGAAATCAAACAGCTCTTCTCTTTGTGCTGCCTTTTCTGGGGCCATTGCTGGATGTGCCAATACAGATGCTGGAAGATTTTCTCCTGTTATCCACATTTGTTTTGACAATTCACTGGTAACTTCTGACCACTCTTGTCCACCAACTTCACCATGTAATGCACGGTATAAAACTCTAATAGGGCCGGGATCAGTAGCAGTTCCTATATCAGCCTGATTAAGAACAAAACTTCTTTCAGTACTAAAGTATCTTCCTCTTTCTCTTGCTCCAAATCCTAGACCTTCTAGTAGCTTATCTCCCTGTACAGCATCTATTTGTATGTCATTCATACGTGCATTAACTGCACCTTCATAACGAGTAATAAGATTTTTTCCTATAGCAGTCTTAGCTCCTGCTGCACTTAATATATCTTTTAATGTTGTTCCTGCATTCTTATCTAATATATGTGCCTGTTCGTCAGGAGTTATTAACCCTCTTAATGCTGATTCTAAATCATTAACAACAGTAAGAAGTTTATCTTTTGAAGATCGTGCTAACTGTGTACCAGCAGATACATTAGTAGTACCCGGACGATCAGCAGGAATTGGATATCCTTCGTTCTTAGAAAGAGCAAGTCTTTCTTCTACCTCTTTAGGTTTTGATCCTTTAGGTAGTAGAGGCATCTCTAACTGTATTGCAAATCTGTCTATTTCTTTTTGTCTTTGAGGATCACCTACAAGCTGTTGTACTTTCCATCCCGGTGAAGGTACACCTCCGGGGAAAGGATCAGGTTGTGGGAATGTACCTTGAGACATATTGTCTATATATTTCTCAAGTTCAGCAGGAGACATACCTACTTCTTTAGCTACTTGATTTCTAATTCTGCCGTAATGAGATTTAAATCCAAGTAATCGATTCTTACCTTCTTGTCTAAAGGTAATTAAATTATCTAGTTGTGTTTCTATTTCAGGACTAAACTCTGTACGTCTGTTCCACGTACTGTCTATTTGTTCAGCAATAGTTTCTACTAGTTGTTGGTCTGGTGTTAGTTGTGGGCCGAATGTTTCCTGTACTCCAGCTTCACCTGCTAATCTTCTTATCTCTTCAGGGTCTACCCCAGTTTGTTTAGATATATAGTCACTGGCTCTTTTAGCCTGTGCATCATTTAAGTTGCCAGTTATTAACTGTCCAAATCTTTCTCTTACTTTTTCCTGTCCAGCTTCTTTTACTTTATTAGGACTAGTACCAACCTTTGTTATGTTCATACCTCTAACATCATACGTATCAGTAACATCTTCTATGATCTGATCTATA